TATGGTGGTAGTTTAGGAAAATTAAAATTAAAAGCAATAATATTTGTTGGTCTAAAATCTCCCACAGTAGCCACATAATATGGGCCACGCTTCATAATTTTACCCAAGCCTTTGGTAGTTGAGTAGGCGCGACCACCCTCAGATACCTGAGAGTCAGCTCCTAACACACACCAGCCATCGCCTTGGATACCAACAACGGTACTCACAAATTACCCGCTAATTGTTGCCCTAAAAACATTGTATATAATGGTGGAATAGCTTCAACTAATTCTCCCCATAACATCCAATCAATTCCCATTGCAGTTCTTGCTTCTTCAATTGATGTAGCAGTTTTGCCACCTTTAGGTATTTCATCTTTCATAGATCCATATACACCAACTGGTCTGCCTTGCTCTTTATGTTTACATATAGTTCCAACTAGTTTTACATTGCTTTCAAAACGACGATGGCGACGAACCTTTAATCCAAATGCAGAACCGCATACTTGAACTGGATTAATTAATGGTGCGCCTGGTACATTTTCAATTATGTATGGCTTACCAGTTGCAATTAATGCCTCTCTTGTTTGTGGAATTAAATCAACTTTATCAGTTGATTTACCCTGAGCGTTGCGTAAATGCTGAGTAATACTATGCGTTTGGCAAGGTGGAGATGCAGCAATTGCATCAAAACTATTCATAAAATCTTTATCTTTAAATATATCCAAAGCATCAGCTTGTATAAACTCATATGGATAACGTTTCTGTTTCTTAATATCAACGCCTACCACTTCAAATCCCGCTGTATGATAACCAACGCTCCCCCCCCCGCTTTGCAAAAAAGATCAAGCAATCTAGGTTTACTCATCAGGCAGCAATTCTTTCATTAAACCATTCAGATCCATACCTTAATAACACTTCATTGACATCAGTGTTATCAGGTAGATGAACTACTGTTGCCTTGTCTAACTCTTCTTTAATTCTTTTGGCAAGCTCTTGTCCAGGGTTGCGACCATCCTCTTTAACATCGTTATCTGCAAAGATGAGAACACGGGAATACGGTTCAAAGAGATTCTTGAACCAGGGTTTCCATTGAGAAACTCCCGCCACACCAACAGACGGTATCTCAACCACACCCGATAAAATAATCGTGTCAAGCTCTCCCTCGCAAATGGCAATAGTGTCGCTGTGTTTATGCAAATCATTAACATTAAATAGCCCAACCTTTTGACCCGTAGGCCAAAGGTACTTAGGTGTTCCATCATCTAATCTCCTAAACTTCATACCAACTACACCTGATGGTGTCATATAAGGAATTGATAACATACCAACTGCTTGCTCGTGTCCGCTTGCTGGATCAGCGACGCTTCCAAGCAGGTACATATCTGCGACTGTCTGACTTATGCCGCGAGCCTGTAGGTAAGAGGCTGTCGCCTCGTTGCGTGAGCTGGAGTATCTTTGCGCTGCGTCCGTTAGCAAGTTGCGCTGCTTTTCGTTTAACATTATCAAACCCCTTTAAGTTTTCTTTCGCTTTGACTAACTCGTATACATCACCAACCACGTTACATACCAAGCAATTGTACACTTGTAGGTCTAAGTTATACGCGGCTGACGCGTGTGCGTCGTCGTGTATTACACACCTGCAAGGAACCCAACCGTGCCTATCTTGCACATCCATACCATAGTGAGTAAGGATGGCGGCTAAGTCAGGTTTATTCTTTATTGTTATTCACCCATTGATCTAGTGTTTGTATTACCCAAGCTTGATCTAGTCCTGCACTAGCACGCTTTACTATTACATAAGTAGGTGGTGCTTCTTCTAAACCACGAGCCTTAGCATAATTACCTGCTTCAACTGTAGCCTCGCGCCAGAACTGAGGAAGGTCTAACTTAACTCTTGCTTTTAATTCAAAGATCATAGGTTTACCAGCAACAAAACAAACTATGTCGCCTTCATCATTTGATCCAGCTTTAGATAAACGTTCTGCTAATAATCCCTTTGACCTAAGCCATTTAAGGATCCCTGTTTCAAAGGCTGCGCCTTTACGCTTACCGTATGTAGACATTAGTAGGCACTTTTATCCTTTTTAAGGATTCGTATTGCCCAGCCTAACCCAGTATTAAGGCCATCGGTCCATTCATCTTTTGCTTCAACCTTTGCTTGTTCAATCTTTTCAATAAACTTATTTATTTCAATATTGAGTTCAGCGACAAGTAGTTCCTTGACCCTAATCTCTACATCTAAATCTTCGTTAATCATATTTCTGTGTCCAATCCCGCACATAGTTATGGTTTGCTGTGCTGGTATGAGCAACAATGATATCAGAGGTTCGCTCATTATGTATCAACATACGAGACGCGTCGGTCCACAATGTGACAAAGCGTTCTCCAGTTGCAGAGTTCTTAGCAAAGCGATTCTTTACGCAAGCAATCCTAAACTCACCAGTATCAGGCACTAATGCCACAGTCAAAATCATTTCAGGTAGCTGACTGATCTTGCCCTGAATAGACTTACGGCTAGGTGGTAGGTCAGGCTTACCTTCTGCTTCAGATGTATGGTGAAGTAAGATCACTCCTGCTTCAGTCTCGCGAGCAATATGGTGCATAGCTTTAGCTATCTCGCGAAGTCCTGACCATTCATTCTCGTGCATAGACACCACATTCATAGCATTATCTACAATAATCATATGAGGATATTGCCCATAAGATTCTGCATAAGCTCTGATCGCTAGATCAATCTCATCTAGGGTGGGGCTTGGAGAAAAATCAAACTGTAAATGACTAATGCTTTGTAATTCTTGGGTATAAAATTCTTGACCTGCGCCATTGGCAAAAGCTTCTTCAACTGTCGTTACCTTATTGCCAGTAACCATTGACGCTGCTCTAATGGCAGTCGTATAGCCATCAGTATCTGCTGATATGTACAGCGTTGGCACCTTCATTTGCACTGCCATCCATAACGCTAATAAAGATTTACCTGCGTTAGGTGCGCCAGCAATCATAGTCAATTGCCCCCGTCTGAACCTAATCCCTTCCTGTTGTAAGGTTGGGAATAGGTCAGGCAGTAATGCGTAATCATTTGTGCTTTTCGCTGCCGCTTGAGTTAAGGACAGCATTAGATATTAGCGAACGAACTTAGGTTCGCACTGATCGGCAGTACCCTTTGGAGAAGGACAGAACCAACCCTTCCAAGGCTTAGGTGCGCCAGGTTTTGACTCACGCCAAACTAGATCACCGTGTTTACAATTATTACCAGTTGAAGCTCCTACTGGTATTGCACCTAATGCAGTCTTAGCATAAGCAATTGCTGATGATTGTGCTGGTGCTGGTGCTATGCGAACAACAGAATTTGTTAATGCTCCTGATGTAGAAGCAATTAGTGAGACAGTATCTTGAACAGTAGTTAAACCACTCTCAAGTTCTGCTGCTGAGTTTGCGTATATGTTTATCAAGGTACCGTCAGGTAACTTGTAATTGATTTGGAACTTGGTTCCTTCTTGTCCTGCCATTTGTTTCTCCTTATTTTATTGTTGCTAGTGGGTCGTAAAGTTGTGCGAGTTCCCCACCAGTAGCGTAGCAGTAATCCTTCACGCCACAAGTAGAGCAAGCCATACCTATATTAGGTAAAAATATTTGATTCTCCACACCACGATTGAACTGAGCAAACAGTTCAGTTAGTAATGGGATAGTCCAACGGTGTAATCCTTCAGCTTCTAGGAAGGTAGCCTTACGGGAAGAGTAATAGTAACCTCTAGTTGGTCTTACGCCAAACTTCATTTCCATAGCGCAAGCATAGATGCCCAACTGAAGGGCTGAGTCAGGCGTATAAGCCCCTGTCTTAAAGTCAACCACTACCAGTTCACCACCAGCAGTAACTGCTATTAGATCGGCATATGCCTTAACTAAGACATCTCCAAAGTTTGAGTTAAGTTCAATCTCAATTCCTGATACACCTTGAGGTGATTCCCATATGGTTAGTTGTGAATCTTTCCAAGCGGTAATGAACTCAAGGAACATCTTCTTTCCATTAACATCCCACCACGCCTTGTTTTCTTTGTCAGGATTGGCAACAGATACTCTGCCACCACGACGCCAATCAGTTGGGTTAGTCTTTGTTTTAGCCTCTGTCTCGGCTATTGCTTCTAAGAATGATTGATCCCATATCTCTTCTACGTTCATTGAATTTCTCCTGCCACTATTTTTTTTGCAGTTTGTAGTCCTTTAATGATATCAGCATTTGTTTCTCTATCTATCTCTGTCTGAATCATCTT